GGAAGGCTCCTGTCCGCTTGCCACTCAGGACGAGATAGTCAACCGTGGCAACAAGCAAAAAGCCATCCTGACCGCCAAATACGGCCCCAGCGAGGGCGAGTCCAAGTGCGGCAACTGCGAGTACGGGATGAAGTTGAAGGGCTGTGGGCTGGGCAAGAACGAGGTGTTTTGCGATGTCTACGAGTTCAAGTGCAGCGCGGACAACGTCTGCGACGCTTGGGAAAGCATGGAAGAAGAATCCGAAGAAGAATCGGACTAAAGACCTCTTTAACTGCCCAACAGGAGATTCAAATTGCCTTTCAAATCCAAGCAGCAAGCAAAACTGATGTTCGCCGCAGCCGCCAATCCCAAGGTCGCTAAGGCTACGGGTGTCCCCCAGAAGGTAGCCAAGAAGATGGTCAAGGAAGGGCAGTCTAGCCTCAAGAAGCTCCCCACCAAGGTGAAGAAATGAAGAAAGAAGTCTACGAGAAGGCTAGACCCAAGGCTCTGGGTAAACCCAAGGCACTCAGCCCCAACCAGAAGGCAGCCGCCAAGCGGTTTGCTAAGTCCACGGGGACAAAGTACCCTAGCCTCCTGGCTAATATGCGTGGGGCGCAAGCCAAGAAATGAAGATAAGGGACGCTGCCAAGCGGTTCGAAGCCTATGACAGAGCAACTACGAAAAAGATGGCCGAACATAATCGGTCTGGTGGAGATGTTCGCGCACCTGTTAGGTCGTCCACGTCAGGAAACCAGTACGACAGAGGCAAGTTCCTCTCCCGTAAAGCCGGACAAGCCCTCACAGCCAACCACCCCCTTAAAGACGAAAAAGGTCGCCCAACCCCAGCCGCCATGCAATTCAAGCGGTGGGGAAGTGCAATCCCCCAAGATAAAGACGACCTTAGAAAACTCAAGGCGACGGGGGAAAGGCTCAAAGCCCGCCACAAGCCGAAAAGTTGACACTTGACCGAAAGCCAAATGACCTGACCGGCGTTACCAACCGGGAAGTCATGAATGATTTAGCGGCCCTCTACGGAGAGGCATGGGCAGAATATCGCCAAGAATATGACCGTGTGTCCAATCTTGGACAGCGTGACTTCCCAATTCAGTTAGACATTGAGTTAAACGGGTCGTGTAATCTAAGGTGTCCTATGTGCCCGATTTCGGTGGAATCGCCCAAAAACAAAGGGCCAAGCACATGGTTTGACTTTGAGTTTTATAAGAAACTGATTGATTTTTCGGTGTCTCACGGCACAAAAGCCGTGAAGTTGAATTACGACAATGAGCCATTGATTCGCAAAGACATAACGAAATTCATTCGTTATGCCAAAGACGCAGGAATTCTGAACGTCTACTTTTCTAGCAACGGGGTGTTATTAACCGACAAATTTGCTAGGGAATTGATTGATGCTGGCCTGACAAAAATTCAAATCAGCATCGACGCAACCACAAAAGAGGTTTATGACGTTATGCGTCCTGGTGGAGATTTCCACAAGGTTTTGCAGAATGTGGTTATGTTCAAACGAGTTCGGGATGAAGTGCAGTCAAAGTTACCTTTAATACGGGTCAACTTTGTTAAAACAGAATTGAATGAGCATCAGCTAGACGAGTTTTTGCAGACGTGGGAAGGCAACATTGACCAGATTGGGATTCAAGAGTTTGTGAAGCCCACGGCATCCCCAATTCAAATCTTTAGCAGTAAAAGTAAGAAAAAAACCGATTTCAAATGCTCGTTTCCTTACAAGCAAATGGTCATCACCAACGAAAAAAATGTGCTTCCATGCTGCACGTTTTGGGGTGACAAAATGCCGCTTGGGAAGTTAGACGACCCAATTCAACTTTTAGACTACTGGAAGAAGATGCAGACGCTTCGGGATGTTCATGCCCGTGGCGAGTATTACACCATTCCAGAATGTAAGCAATGCGTAGATGGCGGTCTTCGATAAAGCCGTATTTGTGATGGCTAAAGACGAGGGGTACTTTCTCCCCAAGTGGATAGCGTATTACAAGCAGTTTTTTAAGCCAGAAGATATTTATGTTCTTGACCATCAGTCCTCGGACGGGTCAACCCAGAACCTAGATGTCAATGTAATCCATGTAACAAACGACGTAGCGGTAGACCACACTTGGATTGTAAACGCCGTCCAAGAACAGCAACGAAAATTGTTAGAAAACTACCGTTGCGTCTTGTTTGCCGAGTCCGATGAGATTGTCTACCCCCTGTTTCAGCCGCTTGACGAATACATTGACAGGTTTTTGGCCGGTAACGACTTATATGTGACGTGCATAGGACATGAACTAATGCAGCACATGGAGAAAGAACCTTCGCTACAAACGGATGACCCAATTATGACGAATCGCCGTCATTGGTTTCGTCACCATTTGTTTGATAAAACTTTATTGTCTAAAGTGCCTTTGGACTGGGCGTGGGGGTTTCATTCTCACCGCCAACCGAATGTGCATCGCAACCTATATTTATTGCATCTGCACAGGCATGACTTTGAAATGATGTTGCGCCGCCACGAAATGCGGGCAACAAAATGGAACATAAAAAACGACGGTGGTGCGGGATACCAGTTCAGGATTTCCCAGCGAGACGAGTTGCTAAAATACTTCTACGAACAATGTAAGGAACCGCAGCTAATCCCTGCCGAACACCTATCGAGTATCCGTGGACTTTGATTATGTAATCGTTGGGGCTGGCTTCTTTGGCTCAATATGCGCCCATGAGCTTACAAAGCGCGGCAAGCGTGTCGTTGTTTTAGAGAAACGCAGCCATATCGGTGGCAACGTGTACACCGAGAACCGAGACGGCATCAATGTCCATGTCTACGGCCCGCACGTTTTTCACACCTCTGACGAGGAAATTTGGAACTGGATAAACCAGTTTGTCAGCTTCAATAACTACCGCGTTCAAACCGTGGCGATGTATAAGGGAGAGGCGTTTTCCCTACCGTTTTCCATGTGGACGTTTTCTAAACTTTGGGGCATTTCTACCCCAGAGCAAGCCAGAAGCATTATCCGAAGCCAAAACAACATTCTAGGCGAACCAAAGAACCTAGAAGAACAGGCAATACAGTTGGTCGGCAGGGAAGTCTACGAGAAGTTCATAAAAGGTTACACAGAAAAGCAATGGCGCAAGCCAGCAAAAGACTTACCGGCGGCAATCATCAGAAGGCTTCCTGTACGCTTTACCTACGACAACAACTACTTTTTTGACACCTATCAGGGCGTTCCGATAGGCGGGTACACCCAGATATTCAAGAAGCTGCTAAACGGAGTGGATGTAAGGTTAAACACGGACTACTTACAAAACAAAGACTTTTGGGACAAGCGGGGCAAGGTAATTTACACCGGCCCGATAGACCAGTTGTTTGACTACGAGTTTGGGGTTTTAGAATATAAGACCGTAGAGTTTGACCACCAGCACCTGCAAGTAGAAAACTTCCAAGGCTCTGCGGTGGTTAATTACACGGAGCGCGAAGTACCTTACACACGGATTGTGGAACACAAGCACTTTGAGTTTGGTAAGACCCCGACAACCTGGGTAACCCATGAGTACCCTGTGGAATACACCAAGAGTCGTGAGGCAATGTACCCGGTCAACGACTTACACAACAACGCCCTGTACGAAAAATACAAGGCAAAAGCGGGTAACATACTGCTTGGTGGACGACTAGCAGAATACAAGTATTACGATATGCACCAGGTCATCCGTTCCGCACTAGACTTTGTGAGACGACTCTGAAACTAAACCTTGGCTCTGGTAAAGACTGGAGAAAAGATTACATAAACGCAGACATCCAGCCGGAGAAGAAACCCGACTGGGTGCTAGATATTACAAAAGTCCCGTGGGGCGAGGTTATAGACACCCGCTTGGGACGGTTCGCAGTAGAGAAGGGAATGGTCACCGAGATAATCGCCAACGATGTCTTGGAACACATTCCAGACCTTGTGACAGCAATGACTAACTGCCGAGACTTACTCAAGCGCGGCGGCGAGATGCACATCCATGTGCCTTACGACCTAAGTCTAGGCGCGTGGCAAGACCCGACACACGTTCGGGCGTTTAACGAAAACTCATTCTTATATTACACAGATTGGGCATGGTACTTGGGATGGCCCGAGTCGGAAAAATTTACCTGTACTCAGATGGGCTTAGAACTCTCAGAATTAGGCATGGAGATGGCAGACGAGAAGGTCGCCAGAGGTACGATTTTGCGTACGCCTCGCGCAGTAGATGCCCTGCAAGTCATACTCAGGAAGGATTGACATGGAAAAGTTACAAGCCTTGTGGTCGGACATTAAATTACTCGCCAAGCGTGTTATTGCAAAACTAGGTTTATAATTGTTGTATAATAGTAACAACCGAACAACCTTAGAGGAATCGGATGCAGGGCGCAAAAACAATAGAATGGCTTGAAACCAAGGGACTAATCCCTTACGCAAAGAACTCCAGAACCCACAGCGAGGCGCAGGTAGCGCAGATAGCTGGAAGCATTAAGGAGTTTGGCTTCAACAACCCCGTCCTGGTAGACGAGGACAACGGAATCATTGCCGGTCACGGTAGGGTCATGGCCGCGCAGAAACTGGGCTTACAGGCCGTCCCGTGTATAAGGCTGGCTCACCTATCAGACACCCAGCGCAAAGCCTACGTGATAGCGGATAACCGCCTAGCATTGAACGCAGGGTGGGATGACCAGATGCTGACGCTAGAGTTACAAGAATTAGATGGCGAGGACTTTGACCTGTCCCTGCTAGGGTTCGAGGCAGACGAACTAAATGCCCTGCTAAACCCGATAAAAGAAACAGAGGGGCTGACGGACGAAGACGCAGTCCCAGACGTTCCAGAGGAACCAAAGACCAAGCCGGGGGACATCTACCAACTTGGACGGCACAGGTTAATGTGCGGGGACTCTACAAGCATAGACGCGGTAGAGAAGCTGATGGACGGGCAACTGGCCGACATTCTCATTACCGACCCGCCGTATAACGTGGCGTATGAGGGGTCAAATGGCCTCAAGATTAAGAACGATGACATGGGCGATGACCAGTTCCGGCAATTTTTGCGGGATGCGTTTACTGCCGCTGATATGGTGATGAAATCTGGCTCGGTGTTTTATATTTGGCATGCAGACCTTGAAGGATATAATTTTCGGGGTGCTTGCAAAGATACCGGCTGGACGGTTAGACAGTGTTTGATATGGAACAAAGACGCTTTAGTGATGGGGCGGCAAGATTACCATTGGAAACACGAACCTTGCTTATATGGGTGGAAAGAGGGCGCAGGCCATCTTTGGGCAACAGACCGAAAGCAAACCACAATTTTAGAATTCAAAAAACCAAAACGAAACGATGTCCACCCAACCATGAAGCCGGTGGAACTGATTGAGTACCAGTTGCTAAACAACACAAAGGGACAGGACATTGTCCTAGACCTGTTTGGCGGCTCTGGCTCCACCATGATTGCGGCAGAGAAGAATGGCCGCACCGCACGCCTGATGGAACTAGACCCAAAGTATTGCGACGTAATAGTAAAGCGGTGGGAAGACTTCACCGGCCAGAAGGCTGAACTTGTATAAGAGATGGCTCGTGGTATATAAGCACGACGGCTCGCCTGTGGATGGCGCAATATTTGTCCACAGGTCTGCGGCAGAAAAATACTGCAACGCACAAGCCAATGCGAGTAAATTAGAAGTCAAGCAGTTTAATTTAACGGAGATATAAAGATGGCAGAAGGAGTGGGCAGACCGGCTCACCAACCAACTGACCAGAATCGGCTTCAAGTCAAGACTCTGGCTGCGGTAGGTATCCGGCACGAAGACATAGCAACAAAGCTCGGAATCAGCTCAGACACGCTAGCCAAGTATTACCGGCAAGAGTTAGACGACGGGCGGGTAGACGCTAACGCGCAGATAGGCAAGTCGCTATACGAACAGGCCAAGAACGGCAACACCACGGCAATGATATTCTGGCTAAAGACCAGGGCTGGGTGGAAGGAAACGCAGGTTAATGAACACTCAGGATTAGACGGTCAACCCCTGGTAATCTCGTGGCAGAAGTAACAATCCCTTATGCGCCAAGACCCCAACAGCTTCTGGTTCACGATGCGCTGGAGGCTAATAGGTTCGCGGTGGCTGTATGCCATCGTAGGTTCGGCAAGACTGTTGCTGCCATAAACCACCTTATCCGCGCAGCTATGCTCTGCGGCAAGGAAAGCCCACGGTACGCCTACGTTGCCCCAACCTACTCTCAGGCAAAGAGGGTGGCGTTTGACTACCTGCTAAAGTTTACGGAACCCCTGACCCCAACGGCTAACATCAGCGAACTCAGGGTAGACTTCTATGGAAGGCGCATAAGCCTCTACGGTGCAGACAACCCAGATTCCCTGCGAGGAATATACTTAGACGGGGTGGTTCTAGACGAGGTAGGGGACATGAACCCGAAGGTCTGGAACGAGGTGCTAAGACCTGCGCTAACGGATAGACTAGGATGGGCGTTGTTCATCGGGACACCGAAGGGCGCAAACCACTTTAAGGACTTGCGCGACAGGGCAGAGAAAGAGGAAGGGTGGTGTTTACTTGAATTTAAGGCTTCGCAGACAGGTATTATCAGTCCAGAGGAACTTGAAGCTGCCAAGAAAGAGATGGGCGACGACAAGTTCGCAACTGAATTTGAGTGTTCCTTTAATGCTGCGGTTGAGGGTGCGTATTACGGCGCGATACTTAATACGCTTGCACCTGAACGCTTTACGGAGTTCGCGACAGATAACCTCTGCAAGACGTACACGGCTTGGGACTTGGGAGTTGGGGATAGCACAGCTATATGGGTTTGCCAGGTCGCAGGGCAGGAGAGGCGGCTCATCGACTTCGTTGAGAACCACGGTCAAGGGTTAGACTGGTACGTCAACTGGATTAAGCAAAATGATTACACAAAGGCTGAACACATCTTGCCCCACGACGTTGAGGTACGAGAACTCGGCACAGGCAAGAGTAGAAAAGAAGTCTTACAAGACCTTGGACTCAACATTACCGTGTGTCCAAGAATCTCAATCGACGATGGTATTCAGGCCGTCAGGCGACTGTTACCTAATTGCTACTTCCATCCACGAACTAAACAAGGCGCAGATGCACTACGCAACTATCGCCGCGAGTACGATGAGAAGCGCAATGTTTACTACGACAAACCCCTGCATGACTGGTCAAGTCACGCTGCGGATGCCTTTAGGTATCTCGCTGTTGGCTTAAATACCACTAGCACCTGGGGCAAACCGTTGCCAATTAACACGAAATGGATTGTCTAAATGCAAGAATTTGACCTACAAGCCATCATTGAAAACGAGATTGATAACGCAATTGGCTACATCAATACCGAGACGGTAGAGGAACGCCGCGACGCGCTGATGGCGTACAACCGCGAACCCTACGGCAACGAAGTCGAGGGGCGGTCTACCATCGTTACAGGCGAAGTCGCAGAAGCCGTAGACGGCGCGTTACCACAACTCCTGCGTGTATTTACACAGTCCGACGACGTGGTGCGGTTCGAACCCAAAGCACCTGGCGACGAGGAGAAGGCCAAGCAAGCCACCGAGTATTGCAACTGGGTGTTGATGAACGACAACCCAGGCTTCGAGGTATTCCAGACTTGGTTCAAGGACGCGCTCCTCCAAAAGGCTGGGGTCATTAAAGTCTGGTGGAACGACGAGACTTCTGTGGACAAGGAGAAGTACGAGAACCTGTCCGAGGAAGAACTTACCCTGCTACTAGCAGACGGGCAGATGGAAGTAGTCAAGCAACGCCAGACTCAGATAGGCGAAGTCCCTGTCCCTCCTACCCCCGAGCAGATGATGCTTGCCCAGCAGACGGGCGTGCCTCCTGAAATGACAATGCAACCCGTGTTCTCGTACAACGTCACGGTCAAGAAGATAAACAAGAAGGGTTCGGTCAAGGTAGAGAACGTACCGCCCGAGGAGTTCCTAATCTCCAAGAAGGCACGCCGTATCGCTGACGCGCCCTTCGTAGCCCACCGTAGACTGACCACCCGTTCCGAGTTAATCAGCATGGGCTTTAAGGCCGACGAGATTGACGAGTTACCAGCCTACGACGACCTGACATTCACCCCCGAGAGGGTGGCGCGGTTCCCGAATGGGGAGCAGCCAGACGACCCCAGCCTCGACACAAGCATGGACGAGATTGAGACGTTCGAGTGCTACATCAGGACTGACTACGACGAGGATGGCATTGCCGAACTTCGCCGTGTGTTCTACGCTGGCGGCACAATCCTAGAGAACGAGGAAGCAGACTTCATCCCGTTCTGCTCTATCTGCCCAATCCCCATGCCCCACAAGTTCTTCGGGCACAGCTTGGCTGACCGCGTGGTGGACATCCAGAAGATTAAGACCACAATTACACGTCAGATGTTGGATAACCTGTATCTTTCTAATAACGCTCGGATGGCCGTGGTTGATGGGCAGGTCAATTTAGATGATATGCTTACCGTCACTCCTGGCGGTATCGTGCGGGTCAAGAACAACCAAGCTATAACGCCCCTACAAGTACCCCTAGTGGCCGGACAAGCCTTCCCCATGCTCGCCTACATGGACGAGATACAGCAGAAGCGCACAGGCGTTACACAGGCTAGTCAGGGCTTAGACCCCAACATCCTGCAAAACACTACCGCGACAGCGGTGGCGATGGTGCAAAACGCAGGAGCCGCAAAGGTTGAGTTGATTGCTAGGATATTTGCCGAGACAGGGGTAAAAGACCTGTTCAAGTCCATCCTGCACCTTGTCTGCAAGTATCAGGACAAGGAAAGAATCGTGCGGATGCGTGGCAAGTTCGTGGCTATCGACCCCCGCGAGTGGAGCAATGAGTACGACCTGACGGTAAACGTAGGTCTGGGTACGGGTAACCGTGAGCAACAGATGGCGATGGTGGCCGCAATCCTGCAAAAGCAGGAGCAGATTATGTCCCAGATGGGCATAGCCAACCCGCTAGTCTCGCCAAGCCAGTACCGCAACACCTTGGGACGGTTCATTGAGTCCGCAGGGTTCAAGGACACCTCTGAGTTCTTCCGCGAAATTACGCCGGAGATGGAACAGCAGATGATGCAACCACAGCAGCAACAGCCCGACCCTGCTACCGCCGCGCTCATGCAACAGGCGCAAGCCCAGATGCAGATTACTCAGGCAAAGGCGCAAGCAGACATCCAGTTGAACCAAGCAAAGGCTCAGGCAGACATCCAGCTACAGCGCGAGAAAGCCGCCGCAGACATTCAGTTGGCTAGGGAGAAAGCCGCCGCGCAGATGGAACTCAAGAGTGCCGAGTTCCAAGCCGAGGCGCAACTCAAAGCCTTCGAGGTTTCCCAAGGTAGAAATCAAGGCGTGGAGATTCCCGGTTGAACGAAACAGAACGGGCGATAGCCTTCCTGAACGACGAGTTTTTTATGGCTGTTGTGGAAAAGCAACGGCTGATGTATATTAACAACATCTTAGATAGTTCTGACGAGGATGTGGATGTTCGTGAACGCGAACGCCTAAAACTCAAGGGGCTAGAAGAATTTATTGCGTCACTCAAGTCCATCGCCACCAACAAGGAGATAGACAAGAAACGCAAGTTTATGGTTTTTTAACCACAGTAGGAGTTCCAAATGGAAGACACCAACCCGCAAGGGAGTGCACAAACAGTAGACAATGCAGCCGCCCAAATCTTTGGGATGCTGGAGCCAGAGCAGCCGGAAGGCCAAGCCGAGGAGCTAGCAGAACAGGAGACCGAGGAGTACGAAGCGCAAGCCGAGGAATCTGAGGAAGCGGAAGGCGAAGAAGTCCAAGAAGAAGTCGAAGCACCACAAAGGTTTCGGGTCAAGGTTGACAACGAAGAACTGGATGTGGACTTAGACGAGCTTATTAAGGGCTACTCACGCACATCTGACTACACCAAAAAGACGCAGAATCTAGCCGAACAGCGTAAGGCAGTCGAATCCGAACGCGCTAGGATAGATGAAGCCGCCAAATTGCGGGACACCTATGCCCAACGGTTGCAAGTCATCGAACAGATGTTGACACAACCTGCGGAAGACCTGACTGCCTTAAAAGACCAAGACCCCATCGGGTACGCGGTCAAGATGGCAGAGAACATGGAACGCGATAAGCAGCTTCAGGCTGTCCGCGCCGAACGCGAATCACTCCAAGCCAAGCAAGCCTCCGAGCATCAGGAGAGGCTAAAGTCTCACATCCAACAGGAAGCCGAGCGTCTACGTTCTGCCATCCCTGACTTCGGAGATGAGGTAAAGGGCGAGGTTATCCGCAAGGAGATAAAAGATTACGCCAAATCGGTAGGCTGGACAGACCAAGAGTTGTCGCAGGTGTACGACCACCGCGCCGTCCTAACTCTGTATCGGGCTATGCAATACGAAAAATTGCAGAAGTCAAAACCTGCCATCTCCAAAAGAGTGGCAGAGGCTCCCAAGTCATTAGCACCTGGGGTCAACTCTCCTCGCCTTGATAGGGACGGAGAAGCGGTCAAGAAATTGACCAAGAAACTACAACAGACTGGTCGCCCGCGAGACGCGGCGGCTTTACTCGAACGATTCCTCTAAGGAGATTAGAAAATGGCAGTCCCATCAAATACCTACCTGCGGTACACCTCGATTGGTGTCCGCGAAGACTTAGCAAACGTCATTTATAACATCAGCCCCACAGACACGCCTATCATGTCGTCCATCGGCAAGTCCAAGGCTACCCAGACCAACCACGAGTGGCAGACCGACGCATTGGCCGCCGCTACGACTGCTAACGCCCTGATTGAGGGTGATGACGCAGCCGCTTCCTCGCTTTCGCCCACGACCCGTGTTGGCAACTTCACGCAAATCGTTGGTAAGACCGTTCAGGTTTCGGGCACGCTTGAGGCAGTAGACAAGGCTGGCCGTAAGTCTGAG